CTGTTGTAGAGATTGGAGACCACGCGAGTGCTGGTTATATCACTGATGGTAATACAAACTGGAATAATACATACGGGTTTATTACAAACACATCAGGAACATCCAAAGGTGCAAATCAAACCTATGTTGCATCTAGCACATCTACTTCTAATAGAGGAAATTATGGTGCTGGAGTATGGTCATATTCTGGTTACAGCACGGGTGGTAATAGACCATTTACATATGACGCTACATTGCAA